GTTTTCAGGAGGATCATCCTCGAAATAAGTCGGGATAACTTCCAGTTCTTCACCAAAGACAGCCTCTGCAATCTTATGCATCTGCTCCATGGATGCTTTAATGGCGTATTCCGTGCGGTTGCGCATAGGAACACTGATAAACAGTCTCTTCATGTGCTTCTCCTTAGTACGGCAAATCGTTCGGATCGTTAGGCTCAGCCATCTCGCGCTGCTCATACTTAGCAGCATACGGGTCGGCATCTGCGTCCTGCTCTACGTAGAGAATATCCGCGTACAGCGTGTACTGGCCGGGGTTGTTCCGGTTCTCATACAGGTTAGCCTGCAGGTTCACGTTCTTCACACGGATATAATCCAGCTGACCGATGTTCTCAGCGTTGCAGGCAACCTTGCGGCCAGTGGTGGTGATCCAGAAAACCTGCGGAGGCCACTTGGAGTCCATGTTGACCGTCACCGGGACGTAGAAGGTCGGTACGAACGGCTCATCGTAGATGTGGTTGGGGTTCGGCTTGGTCTGCTTGACGTTCAGCCCCATTTCGATGAGCTGCTGAGCCTGCTCCTCCGTAGGGATGACCACATTCACACGCCGCCGGGACGAGCCGTAACGGTCGCGGTTCGGGTCGCCGGAGAAATTGGTGTCGAAAATAAACCGGGTATTGTCAATATTTACCTTTGCTTTCATAATAGAAACTCCTTTACTCTTTTTCTTTAGTGCATCGCCGCACTCATTTTTGCCAGCAACCCCGCGATACCATCCTTGGTCTGCGCAGCCACCTGATCCAGCTCTTTCAACACCTTGGCATAAGCACCAGCATCCTCATTGGTTTCATCCGGCTTACACCACTTCTTAAAGGCCTTGTGGAATCGGCTATCATTGCCTGCCATTTTCTTCACAATAGCCATAGCGAGGCCCTTTTCCTTATCGAAAATATCATCAGGCCCACACTTCACCACAGTCTTAGTGCCATCCGACCACAGAACAACCGTTGCCGGGTCGTTGAAGATGACCTTACGGATGCATACACTACACATGCCGAACTTCACAATATCATTCTTCTTGGCACGCTCCGTGGACTGGCGAGAGTAGTCAATCGCCATCCCTTTGTGTATAGCCCTTGCGAGTTCATGATTGGCCATAAGCATCACTGGGGGCAACTCAGGGCACGCGTTCCAATTCCAAGCATCTTTTTCCATTTATCTCACCTCATAATTTCTTGCAGCTTCGTCCTGAATATCACCCCAGGGTAAATCAGGCTTCTGCCAAGGTGGCATTCCACCATCATCCGATACGAACCATTCCAGGTCGCCGTACTGAGCAATAGTGTCCGCCGCCTCATCAACCATCTTGTCGAAATAAGAGCGGTCAATGCTATCCTCCAGATGGAGGTTATAGACCATCTCACTTTCCAGCCAGCGGTAGTCTTTGGCTCCAGTGACCGAATTATATTTCGTCTCACCGTCGTCTCGGACACCCGCTTCACGCATCAGCAGCGCTCCGCCGCATCCGGGTTTAATGGGGCAGAATTGACCAACACGCCCCACGAAAATATAATTGTGCTCGTCTTCGGGCAGAGCCTCGTTTTTATCGAGGTAGATTGCGCCCTTAGAAACCGACTTGGTTTCACAAAGGTCGTCGAACACAATATCTTCGTGGGAGAAAAGCGTTTTAAACACATACGGCACCTGAAACTGAGCACCAGTCGCAGTCCAATGACCGCCCTTCTTCTCGTTCTTTTCAGGAATATAGCCGTACTGTGCCTTTGCTGTATCTGCATCGAGATACTTTGCAATATAAACGGCGTTGTTCACAAGGCACATTTTTTCGTATGTGGCCTCATGCTCAAACGTGTATCCGTACTTTTTCGCAAAATCCATGCAGAAGTCAATGATTTCAGGCGTTGCATCCGGAATCTTGATAGAGTCCGTCTTGATGTGTGCCACCGTGAAACCACGCTGCTGCACCTCGTCCTGCAGAGTGCGCATAAATAAAGCCCCTCGAAGCGCCACAATGTTATTGGCGTTCTTGGGGTTGCGGAATGGATTATCAAAGGTTGCACTGGTTAGACCGTAAACCGAGTTGATAGCGATTTTCAGAGCTTGCGCCAATGCTTTCGCCTGTGCGGGGTCATCCAAATATTTGGACAACTTACCGCCAAAGAGCTTCTTGGCCTTGTCGTACTCACCATGTTTTACATAGATACGTACATCCATCAGGTCATTGAAGTTCTTGGTGTAGTCGCCAAAGTAGTTTAGAGCGACGGCTGAGTGCGGGTGCAGAGAGGCAACATCCAGCAGGGCGATGTTGTAGTACATACCGGGTTCGGCATAGACATAACCGCCCAGTCCAAGGTCAGTACCACGAAACATATTGTGCATCCGACCATCTTCGCCTCTGACCCACTCATAACCCGGGAAGGCGTTGATGATATTCTTATCGGTCAGAATATCAGGCTCGACTTCTACCACCGAATCGGACTTACCCGTAGCTAAATCTGTATAGACCAGCTGAGGATGCTTTTCCTTGCCGAAAATAATGCGCGTGGTCAGGCTGTTGGTAGTGTCGTTGACGGTCATCCCAGCAACATCTGCCAGAATTTCACGTGCAACAAAGTCAGCCTTACGATCTTTGGAGTTGAACACTGCTTCGGTGGCGATAACGTCATTGTCGCAATACTCCGCGACCTGTTCCCATTTCTCTTCGGGCACCGGCTGGTTCCAAGGTAAGCCAAGCTCCTGATGATGGATACCCAACTCAATCTCGAACTTTTTCAGGCTCTGTTTCTTCGACGAGAAATCGAAAATATCCGTGTAGGACAGGTTATAGGCCTCACCAAAGAAGCCCATACGGTCATTAATAATACGGTTCGACAGTGCGTACAGCTGCTCCGTATTCCAGCCGAGCATGCAAGCCCAAAGCATGTGGTTATCGTATTTGCGGTTATTAAAGCCAATCAGACGATATTGTGTCAACTTCTCAATATCCGTAGGGCTAGGATTGATCAACCGATTCACCGGCTTGTCCTCACCGGCAAATTTCCAGTTGACCAAAAAGAGATTCGGAAACACCTCACAGTCGAAAAATACGATGGGTGCTTTCTCACCGTCATCAACCTGCGATTCAACATCTTCTCTTGACTTGAAGTGCATCTTCGCCGTGATTTTCAGACAGGCATCGGCCTGGTTCGTGCTGTTTACGGCAAAGGCCAGAATCGCATTGCGCATGTCGTCCACATTATAGGGAATCCCACTCTCGTAGGCTTCATCCATAATATGAGCGATAAAGTCAATGCTGGGTTTAGTGTAGGGACTGATTTCTTTTGCGAGGGCTTTCTTAATGAGTACCCGCAGGTGCTTCTCATTTTGAATCTGCTTCACATCGACCATTGCTTTTTCTCCCTTCAACGGCAAGCCGCTGCTGATTTTGGCAACCGGAATATCATTGCACTTGGTCAGCATTCTTCTCAGCGAAGAATTTCCGGTGAACACTTTAACCTCAATATGCTCATCGTATACACGGCTCAGTTTGCTTGCGTCCCCTGTATAAATATAGTGCAAGTGGATTCCTGCACCAGATTTACTCAGTTCTGCGTAGGTAGCAGGCCACTTGGACGCTGCCTCCAGATTTCGCTCAAAGCATTTCTTGCCATCGTCGCCCGGAATATCAAAGTCAATGACGATGTAGGTTTCAGGGACTTTGACATAGTGGAGCTTAGAAGTAAGAATATCTTTGAGCAGCGTTTTGACATTCTCCCACTTTTGCGTAGGAGTGCCATTTTCGTTCGCATACTGCGCAGGACAGTCCTTGCAAATATCATCAAAGAGAGAATGCTGTGGTTTCAGATCAATCCATGACTTGGATGGTTCCTCCTTTGAAGCTGCTTCTGCAGGTGCGGGGTCGGCAAATTCTTTGAACTTGTCTGCCTTGAATCCACTGTAGTAGCTTCGCACTCGTTCGCCATTCACATCTTCTGCGCGTTCCTTGTAATCCGCAAAGTAGTTCATCAGCTCTTCACGGAATGCACGCATCGAATACGGATAGACAACCTTTGCTCGCTGGTTATACTCGTCATACATCGCCCATGCACGCTTCAGGGAAATACCGTCTTCTTTCTTGAAAATATAATACCGGTCGAGCATGAAGTTATAGAAGTCATTGGAAGCGCCAAGCATTCTTGTCGGAATATAATCGTCATAGCGATGTTTATTCCCCTCATAGACCTCCTTGCAGTGCCATGCAATACCGCCAAGCTCGAAATCGGTCTTGGCATAGAGTTCAGAATATCTTTTCTGAGGGACTTTCTCACCTGTGGGCACCACATCGATCAATCGGCGAATCAAACCGGACTTCGCATCGGTGATTTTGACAGGCTTGTTTGTGGCGAGAATCAGGAAGCTCTTGAATTGATTGGCATAAGCACTGCGGAACTTCTCATTGACCATCATGGTCTCATGAGACACCAATGAATTCAGACGAGTATTGTCCTCGATTTTGGACAGGTTACCTTCATGCTGAATTGCGATCAGAGGGTTCGCCTTGAAAGCTTCCAGTGAGAATGCATTGGATGCCGAGCCCAGTGCCTGAGAATCGAATGCTGCATAATATCCAGTAAAGAGCTTCTGGATGATGTTCAGCACTGTGGATTTACCACTACCGGGCGGACCATAGAGAACCATGAACTTCTGAATTGTCTTGGAATCGCCATTGACAATAGAACCGATACACCACTCGATTTTCTCTCGCTCCTCTGGAGAATAGAGTGTCTGCATCAGCTCATCATAGGCGTCAATGTTCCCCGGTTCCAGCACATAAGGGAGTTTCTTGGACGCATAGCTTTCCTTTTTGACCGGAGTGTTCGCAAATATCAGCTGTTCATCCAGCGTGTGGTAGTTATCCCGCATCTGACGCTGACAATACTTGTGCCAGTTGTCAATCATGCCCGATTCAGCGTCCCACATATGGAGCACCCGGTAATTATCCAGATGCTCCTTGTGTTCGTTCGTGTAAATATCCAACTCATGGTCAATCAGTTGAAGTGCATCCTGTTCGTCAATGCTCCACAATCCTCGCTCTTCCAGCCAGATAGCGTAGAAATCAGAACCCCGAATCATCAAGTCCTTGGACTTTTTGATGATGAATTTGGGATAGATTTCGATTACACCGCGTTTTCCCGTGCGCGTTGCAATCATCAGGAAATCAATCATTGGTAACTGACTTCCTCCTTTCTACGAGGTCTGTATCAGACATCTTTTTTCGTGACACTCGCCTTGCCATCGCAGCAAATGTCCTTTTCAAACTGCATCTCTGCGAGTTCTGCTTCGGCAGCATCGGCGCGTTCCTTTTCAGCCTTGCGCTTCTTCTCGCTTTCATCCAGCATCTTGCAGGCAGTCCAGAACAGGCCAATGGTGCCTACCAGCAGCAGGTTCTTGCCGAAAAGCTTGCCCCTCTGGCGGCGAATCACCTTCTGGGCGGCATCCAGTGCCAGCTGAGTCTGTGCGAGTTCGTAATAAATGTTATTCATAGTCACTTTTCCTCCAATAATTAAGGTCTGCCAAAATCAGCCGACCAATGTGTTCGGTATTCCTACATGCTGTAATTCGCATCAAAACGACGGAATCATGGAGAACTTGCTCTATTACACCTTTCATCGGGATGCATATTTTCGATGCGTACACCATCACATGTTGCTTTCGTTGAGATACGCCATCAGCTGATACCAAATATCTAACTGTCGCATATCCACGTTCGGGCTTATTAAAGTAAAGAGCCCACCAGCTCCATTCGGCTGATAGGCTCTCTGATTGAAACGGTCGATGATAAATTGAGCGCGACCCTCGTTGAACCGAGTATCATCCATAGCTGCCAGCCCAAGACTGACAACCATGCTCCAGAACCATTGTCCCACTCGGTTTCCTGCTTCAGAATCTGCCATGATATGCTCTTCGATGCGGATGGAAAGCCCCACCATCATCTCTAACATACTACATGGCATTCCGCTCGTTGCACTGTTCAACGCTGCATATGGGATACTTTTTTCCTGAGCGAATCGGTAGCGCAAGTCTCGCCCATCTTCAGCACGACTCGCATCCATCTCACAAGATGGAATAAAGTCTTGCTGAAATAAAAACGCAAGCAGCTTGTGGAAAGAAAGGTTTCTGGGTTCCCATCTTCCGCAAACCGTTTCACGCAGCCAGTCAAAATACTGACTGGTCATATCGTTGAATATCATTCATACTCCTCTCCGGAGTTAGGATACAAGTCCGCATACTTATTGCGCACCTTCAGAACTTCGTAGTCCTTCCGGTAGTTGTGATTGCGGACATGGACAAGGTCGGGGGCTTCTGCTCCAAAATTATCCAGAGCCTTGGGGCCAATCACCTTTTCAATGTCCTCTACCCTACTCCCATCACTATCATACGCCAGGATGCCGTCTGCATAGTAGGTCAGGAAGCTGGTTTCGTAATCGTCCTCGTTACCGAACTCGTCGCTCGGAATGATCTCAATAGTCTCCATCGGCTCATGGGTCGGCTTCTCAGAATCTTCCTCCTGACGATACGGGCCACTCACGAGATCGTACGCCTTTTCGTTCGCCCGCTGCTCGATGGTCGTATCCAGTTCCTGCTCACGCTGCTTAAAATGGTTCCGAGCGTCCTCGACCAGCACATCTGCCTGCTTCTTGTAAGTATCGCGCATCAGGAAGTGCATCGTGGCAACACCAGCAGCAAATCCGCCTACAAATATCAAGGCATCACGCATCAGTTTTTTCATTGGTTTCTTCTCCTTTAATCGTCATCATGGTGAAGGCCAGTCCTCCAAAAAAGAGCGAAACACTCATGAGGACCCCTCCAACCAGATGCCGCTTTCGTTTCGTGTCGGTCAAATAATCGAGGAATAAAAACACCGATTCCAAACCGTCCATAAATATCCTTTCACTCAGAAAGGACTGCCAGACCGGATACGAAGCACACTCCGGCCATGGCTGCAAATACATAGGAAAGAGTCTTTACGTATCTGGTCATAGCTTGTCCCTCCAAAATATCAGTTAGATCTTGTCGATGATGATGCCGTCACAGTTGAAGTGCAGAATGACAGAACGCTCCTCGCCACGGAGGAAGCTCTTCAGTGCCTCATCGCTCGATTCAAAGCTCGTGAGGCCGAAATCCACATGGTTGTGCAGCGAAGTGTCGTTCGGATTGTAAACCCAGCCAACGACCTGGCCAGTAGGAGTGCGCAGAGACTGACCGCCGTGCGTGCCAATCATGGTGAGCACCTCATTCAGGAACAGATGTCCCTGAGAACGCAGTTTCTTGTTCGCTGCAGACTCCATGAGGAGCAGATAGTTCCGATTCAGGTCGGCATCCCGCTCCCACGTGTCCACAGTTTCATCAAAAATCAGAGTGCACGGATCATCTGCCTGCTCAGCGATATCCTTGTACTCTTTGATGACCTCCTCTACACCGTTCTCATCGACCTTCTTGGTTTCAACCTCCACGGCCTTAACGTTCTGCTCCAATTCATGCTGTACCCGCTCGCCAAAGCGGTCGGCGACGCGGTTCTTATAGCCGTTGAAAGACTGCTCCAGCGCGATGTAGGCGGCCGTCAGCGTTGCATTCCGCTTCGTCATGATATGATGACTACCGAACATGCAACCGAGAGATGCTGCGCCCAGACCAATCGCAGGTGCATACACCTTTGCGAGCTTCATGCCGGTCTTAATATAAGTCGTGGTGATGTTCTTCGTCAGGTCTTCCTTCGTGTAAGTCTCACCTTCCGACAGCTGAATTTCCCCGGAGTCCACCTTATTTTTAGTCTCGTGGATTTTCTCCACGTTGGCCTTGTGCTCGGCCAGAATATACTGTGCCTTCAGGGTCGCCTTGCAGGCCAGAACGGTTGCAGTTACGCCACCGATTGCAGCGCCAACCACCATGATGGTCGGGCTTGCTTTCTTCAGCTTGAATGCAGTCTTAGACATCATCTGCGTTGCCTTAGTCATGATTTCTTCCTTTTTCATAAAATATCAGTCCTTTCAATTAGTTCAGAGGAACAGGTTTCGGAAATACGATAGTGTAGCCGCCCGGAACGCCCTTGATAGGTGCAGGCCCAAGGTCATACCAGCCATACTTGCAGTCCTGATAATCACGAGCATCGCGGGTAATTCCCACAACATCGTAAAAATCAGCAATCGTGACCTGTCCATATTCGTGGAGCGCATGGCCCATCTCGTTCAAAACATCATTCGCATCGGCATAGCTATCGAAGGTGATGTTCTGCCAGTCCAGCCGGTTCGGGCGATAGTTGTTCTGCGGAGGACGGCTCTGGTTTGCATTCGCGTAGTAGCTGCTGTAGCTGTTACGCTGCTGAGAATATCCGTTTGCATTGGTGCGGGAACGGTCAACACCGAACAGTGCAATATTGACCGCAGAGCACACCATGTTCTTGATGCCGGGCAGAATATAATCCGTCCACAGCTTTTCGCGAATCGTCTGCAGGTCTTCTGCGAGAAAGTTATGCGCCAGCTTCTGGATCTCGCTCTCCTGCTTGATGGTCACCTTACCGGTCGTGACCTTTTTCAACTGTTTCTTAGGCGGCTCGCCAGTGGAGTTGATGCTGCTGGAAGGCATTTCGATTTTAGCCATTGGCCATACCCTCCTCTGCGTACTGGAGGATGGTTTCGCCGATATCCTTTGCGGTCTCAGGCAACCAGGCAGTGCCAAAGGTCTTGCCGGTCGTCTTGTCTGTAATGCTGATGATAACCTTTTTCACACCCTTGATAGTGGTTCCGGTGTCCACACGGAGTCGGTAATCCTTCAGAATATCCTGATAGTGCTTCTTAAACATCGCCTTGATGTAAGCCTTATCCCAAGCAACGCCAACGACCACACCCGCTGCAAAGATGCCACCAATTGCCGCAGCCTTCTTCCAGTTGAACTTTTTGTCGTTTTTCTTTTCCATGGTAATTCTCCTTTGTAAAAATAAAAGGAGCCGCAGATTTCTCCACGGCTCCCTTGCGGCTGTCCAACAGATTATTCTTCGTCGGTTTCCACCACTTCGGTCACTTCTGCTTCGATGGGCTCGTCCTTCGCCTTCTTGCTGTCAATCCAGTTCTTTGCCTTGCAGCACAGCGGAACGAGTACGTGCTTGCAGAGCAGCTCAGCGCCCTTGTAAGCTGCGGCACCAGCCAGCATGAATACTGCCGTCTTGTCAAAGCTACCAGATGCGCTCGACATCTCCGCATGGTTCTCGTCCACACTGGGCACCAGGTTATCGACCTCCGGCATTGCATCCGTCAGGTTCTCAGTCATAGCGTCCATGTTGTTCATCATTTCGTTTTCCATAGTGATTCTCCTTTAATTAAAATATAAATGTTGGAGTATACCTCCATAACAGTCGGTGAAATTTTCGCGAATCAGTACCCCAGCCACTTCGGAGGAGTGCTGTAGTCCAGAACCATGCAAGGCATGTTGTCCTCGTCCAGCTTGGAACTGTAGAATGTTTCAATGGTCAGCGTGGAATCCGTATCCCAGCCCAAAAGGTCGCCGTTCTTGGTGTGCTCCAGTCCCAGATAGTCAAACAGGTCATTCTGGGTCACACGAAAATCGCTCAGGAGCTGCTTGTTCAGGCCGTTCATCGCCCGATCCAGTGCATTTACGGTCGTCTTGAAATATCTTCCAGAGAAGCTTTCATAGCACTCGACCAGCTGGTCATAAGATGCGTCGCGGGCTGCCGGTACAATAACCGGCGTTTCTTCCGGCTGCTTTGCCATCTTATCAAGGGTGATGGTCTGGCGAAGCTCTTTCTCCTTCTCCTCGCCGATGGTTTCCACGACTTTCTCCTGATACTGCTTCAGGGCGCTTTCGCTCAGAGAATATGCGGCCGCCAGAGCTGCATTGCGCCGGTCGTTCTCGTTCATGGCACCAATCATACAGCCTGCAGATGCTACCATGGAAATCGCCGTAGGAATATAAGCCGGAGCAGCCGTCTTCACGATGGTTTTTACATCCAGCTTCTCCGTGCCAAGTTCCTGCTTCTTCTCATCGAGCAGGATCATCGCCTTGGGAGTTGCCTTGACGGCGAAAACTACGCTCGTGACCATGCCTGCAATGCTGCCGCAGACCAGGATTTTGGGAAGATTCTTTTTAATACCCTTTCCCACTTTCTTGCCAAATGTTTTCAGGTTCATTTTTCATACCTCCGTAAAATATAAAAGAAAGAGCCGCAGATTTCTCCGCAGCTCTTCGCTTCTTAATAGAGCCTATCCTCCGCACAATGGCGGTTTTTGTATGCTCCTCTCCTTCTTACCGGAGCAGGGTCATCCGTCAACCAGCTGTAGAGCCGAATCGGTTGCAGGAGCAAGTACCAGATCAGCGCATCAAGTGCGCTAAGCATCGCTCGCCCCAGCACCTTTAAGGCACCCAGCATCTCAGAATCCACCTGCTTGAAGTATTCATGATCGAACATAATTTTACCTCCAATTCTTTTAGGATTTCTCCATAATAGCGTTGGAAATTTTCGCGATTAGAGGTTCTTTTCCGACAGCTGCTTGCGAACTTCTTCCTGAACCATATCCCGCAGGTCGTCCTCGGTCTTCTGGTCCTCAATCAGGTCATGCCCGAAGCCCATGATTGCGCTTGCCGCCAGCATTGCCATAGATGCAACTTTCCACCAATTAATGTTCTTCATAAATATCATGCTCCTTTATAATCCAAATGCCGTTTCATAGCATCATAATCCAGAAATTCTTTAATAGGTTCCTGAAATGCTTCTACATAGTAGACTTCCAGTCCATCATCGGTCGTCTGCTTATAATAGTTGAAGTCAATCCAGTAATACTCCCACTCATTGGCGAGGTATTCTGCGCACCACCCCAGTGTATCCCCTTCTGGCGTGAAGTCCAACCCCGGCAGATAGGAAGTGAAATCATTCATTGACAATTCGCCGTTTAATGCAAAATACCGATTTGCATTGTAAAAAGCGTCCGTCAATTCGATCTCGGTGGCATGGAAATATCTTTTTGAGATAGGCTCATAGCAGAGCAGCTTCTCCTCTTCCATCTTTTCACGGACTTCCGGAAGCTTTTCTTCTTTGATTTGATCGTGAATCTCGGCTTCTTTTTCGATACCAAAATTCTCAATCACTTTCTGCCGATACTCCTGATACGCCTTTCCAAGTGCCATGTAGCCAGCGGTCAGGCTCGCAATCTGCTTCTTGTTCAGTGTATTGGAGCCGAGGATACATGCGATAGTCCCTGCGCCAAGTGCTGCGGCAGGCAGATAGAACTTCCAACAGTCCTTCACTTTTTCCTTCGTGGTATATGCAGACTCTGCAGAGTTCATCTCAATGAGCTTCTCTGCCTTGATACTCGCCTTACCCGTTTCGATGGCAGTCAACACCACTCCCACGGAAGCGCCAATTGCCAAGATTGTCCCACCATTCTTTTTCAAGAACCGGGACGCGGATTTCATGAGGTTCATAGACTTCTCCCTTCAAATATAAAAGACAAAGAGCCGCAGATTTCTCCACGGCTCTGAGCCTGTCATCAACAATTTCTCATCTTTTCACCAAGGCTGGCGAAACAGTCTGTAAAGATTTCAAATACTTTCTGGTCACGCTTGCAATATTTGCTGTTGATTTTCGCATTGATTGCATCTGCGGCCGCATAATTCCCATCCAGAACCATGTCGTTCCAAATATGGGCTATAGCATACGGACCGGTAAAACGCATAATTTGATCAATAGCACATAATACTGCTGTGCACACCAGAATCACTTTTACCATCTTTTTCATAATTTCATACCTCCAAAATGTAATTATGAGATTTCGTATCTCCATAAGATGGCATGAATTTTTCGCGTCAGCAGATTCCAGCCTTCTTCAAAATATCCATGAGGTCGGCTTTCGGCATCTCGGCATCCAGTTCTAGGTGAACCTTTACCTTCTGCTCCTTATCAGACCATTCGGCCCGAATATCATCCAAATTGATCGTGATACCATACTTCTGCTTGGCAATTACCTTGTTGATAGCCGAAGAAATAATTCGGCGCATAAAGCTTGACCGGATAAGCATTAAGTCCTCCATGATGTTCTTCTCCTTTTATGATTTATTCAACTCGCTTATAGTCGTGCAATTCCGGGCACTCGTCTTCTTCACAGTCCGTCACGGTCCATTCATCGCACCAATCGATGGTTTCTGTATCCTGACAATCTGCAATCTGCATTGCGTCTGCAGGAGTCGCGGCCTCAACCCAGATAGTGCCAGTTCTAACTACTGTAACTGCATATTTCATCGTACTTCTCCTTATACTTTCTTTTCGGTTTCAAAATTCAGTCGATTTCGCTTCGATGCGTTGACGATGGCCCTCGGATAAACTGCCGCAAAAGCGATAGGCACAGTATCGTTTCGGAGAAAGATACGCTCCTGACGCTGATGAACTCCTGCATGAATATCATTTGTCTCAATGTAGTCTTTCAGCGCTTGGATAATATTACGCAGAATCATGCGCTCGTCGTCATCAATCTTGACCTCCATGAGAAAGAATCCGCCGAGCATAAAGTGATCTACAATTTCTTTGATGACATCCTTGTCAACAGTTCTGTCGATATTTACCGGTTTATCGCACAGCTGTTTCATTGCGGTGGGCGTAATAAGCTCCAATTTCATAGTTCTTCTCCTTTTATTTTAGAATAAAAAGACAAAGAGCCGCAGATTTCTCCACGACTCCGTGCCTTATGAGTTACTTCGTCCAGCCTTTCATTCTGTAGTAGTCGTTCAGTTTCTCCAGAATTGCCCAGCCCTCATCTTCGCCGAACATTGCAGTCATGGCATCAATAGTAGCATTCGACTGCATACTTTTACCTTGGCTGTATCCTTTGTGCCATCCGGCTTTATAGCCATGGTCATGAACACAGCTCCCGTAACCGTAAAACATGAGAATGCACCCAATCAGTTCCATAGCTCCATGTACGGCATCGCGCTTGTTAATTTTGATTTTCATAGTAAACCTCCATAGTATGAATTTCCGAGATGTAACTCACCTCATAAAGCAGTTTGATTTTTTCGCGACTAAATCAAACTCCTATCAAACACTGTCTCCCAGCGTTCTTTTTTCAATGGTTTCATACGTAAGGCCCACATGATTTGCCGGACTGTGACGGTAGGATAGCAGCCATTCGCATCTTTCTTCTTTGCATGATGGTCAAAATATTCCTTGAAACCAGCGTGCAGATAGATTTTGTCGTTCAGCCATGGGTCAATAGCGCTCCATGTGGTGGATTTCGTTTTCTCGTTAAAACGTTGTTGGATAACGCAAAGGCCTTTTTCATGGTCCAAATATAATGTACTGATGCGATAGACCGGATGATTGCACCGGTACGTTTGACCATAGTAGTTCGTCCAATTTTCAGGTGGTAGATTATGGTATCTCATAAAAGAAAGAGAAGCTGCAGATTTCTCCGCAGCCTCTCCTGTCCCTCCTTTATACAGACTTTTTTCCGTAATCCTTGTAGATCGTCTTGCCGTCCCGATAGCGGTCGTCGAACACCTGCACACCGCCTGCCGAACAAATTGCCCAGAACCGGTCATGGTGAATCATCAGAAATGCCCCCAGAGCGGTCGATGCAATACCAGCTACGACTTTCGCCACTTCGGTTTTCCAAGCCTTCTCTGCCTTGTCTGCTTCGATTCTGAGTTCATTTGTCTTCATCTGAAGCTCATCCTCTCGTGCATTCTTGTCAGCCAGGTTTGTTTTCTCCTTAACGCGAATTTCGTAGAACTTTGCAGCGCACTCGTAGGCAGCCTTGTACTCATCGCTTCCCGGTGTCAGATCCTTAATTCGTTCAAGCTCATGCTTAATTGTTTCGTCCATCAACTTTTCGTTCTGGACTGCATTCAGTTCTTCCATTTTGATTATCTCCTTTTAAGTCAATATTTGGAGTTTTCTCCATTAAACAGAATGTTTTTCTCGCGGCTTCAGTTTACTCACCTTGTTCACTTTGAGAATAACATACTGTTTATCGGCAAAGTCTACGGATTCCCCACCCAAGTTCAAGAACAGACTTGGGTTCTCGTTCTCGTCTGCCTGAGCAACGATAAGGGAGCCAATCGTTTCGGCCTCGTAGTCAATCTTCCACCGAACAGCAGAACCAACCACGAAGCCAATGGTCGCACAGATAAGCCCCAGACCAATGATGATGTACATTTTCAAATCTCCTTTGTAATAGAATAATGGATAAACCGGTCGTGTGCGTGATGAAAATAAAAGGAGCCGCAGATTTCTCCACGGCTCCCTTACGCCTTAAATGTCGTTTCTGATCAAGAACAGGTCGTTACGATTGCAAGCAGGTCTCACAATCCCTTTTGCCCGAATCAACGCGATTGCATTGGCATAAGCCGCGCGTGCACTTTGAACGTTCTTGTACTCGCCTGTATCAATGTACATGACTTTCTGGTTGCTCTCGATGAATACGCGGATCTTGTCCATTGCGTTCACATAGCCTCGATCATAGGTAGTCTTTACTCGTTTGCTCATAATAAATTCTCCTTTCAATTTTCAGAAGACATCCTTCCATAATAGAATACGAAAAGTTCGCGTTGGCTAACCTAGAATAAAAAAGAAAGAGAACGGGAATCGAACCCGTAACCTCTGCATTCCAGCAGCGCTCTACCAATTGAGCTATCTCCTTCCATAAAAGAAGATGAAAATTTCGCGAACAAAAAGCAGAGGGCGTGTTTTTAATTTACTTATTGCCTTTTGCCTTGTCAGAATCCAAATTTTCTCTTGCCTTTTGCAGCTTGATGTATGCCACATATGCTTCCATGGTTGTCGCCACCAAGCAAATTGCAGCACTGCCAGCTTTCATAAAAGGTACAGTCCCTAAAAGTTTCTTTCCAATGACATATCTAGCTTTCATAGTATCATCCTCCAATATGCCCTCTACTTCCATAAAGGAAGATGAAAATTTCACGAACAGGCAAAAAATAAAGAGTCGTAGATTTCTCCACGGCTCTCTTTCCACTAGCAAGAAAGTTCTACCCAACAGTGGTACTGCCCACAAGGTAAAGCGTCATGCGAAGGATGCTTCATCTTATACGGACACGCCTCGCAATTCCTAATATTATCTGGGTCTGCGAGGAATTCTCGTATTAGTGCATTATCACTTCCATCACGTTTCCATTGTATATGCTTCCACTTTTCATTAGGCATAACTAATCACCTCCATAAAACACCCTGAATTTCTCGCGTCCAAAAAGTAAGAGCCGCAGATTTCTCCACGGCTCTCGCCTTTCTTAGTAAACGAGATAATTCGTATACTGCTTCTTTTCTACTTGCTTGATCACACCTGCTTTTTTCAGCAGCTCAAAATCACGGATGATCCCGCCCATGCTGAATGCCTCAAATTCGACATTGAAGTCCGTGCGCTTCTTCTTTCCATCTTCGTAGGTTCTGATCGAATAGACCATCTGGCTAACCAGCCTCGGGTCCATCTTACAGTTCCGACGAACGACTTCCATCATCAGCTCACGTCCTTCATAGTCGTCATCTCTGACACCCTTCACGATAACGGTCATGTGATTTACTTTGCTATTAAACATATTGTGTTCTCCTTTGTATTTAAACAGTGAATATTCGTTCCATAAAGGAACCTGCAATTTTCGCGTTCACTGCCGTTCCTTGCTCAGGAGCCAGAAGAAATAATGGTAAAACTTATAGTATGTTTTTCTGCAGCATGGGCACCCATTGGCTCTCAGTGCATCATAGCACACCTCTTCCGTCACACCTCTTAATACGTATGGTGCAATAGCAGGTTCTAGCTTTGCTACACAGCGGTCGATAATATCAATGTGCATCGAATAGTAGGCTCGTATCATAGCCTGCCGCTCTGTCGAGCTTTCTGGGAGGCTTCCTCTTATAATTCCAGAAACCTCGTGGCTGCTCGATTCCCACCCGTTGACTTGTTCTAAAGCCTTTTTCCAGTCCGGGTACTGCAAGCAAAAGTTTTTCAGCTCGTAGTAGCGATATTTAGTTATGTAGAAGGAGCTTTTCTTTGAGAGTTCTGGTTTTTCATTCCGCAATTTTTTCATGGACAGGGATTTCCTTTCTAATTTTGTTCAGAAAGGATAATACTGTCCAAAATGGTCGTGTGCGTGCCCCTTTTAATATTCTTACTGATGAATTATGCCAAGGCGAAGCAAATCGTTTAACCTAGAATAGAATTTGATTGGCAAAAATCAGAGAATTTTGCTAAGAGGACTATGTTTTCGGTACATTTCAGCAAGGTCATTTTGAGTGATGTCCAGATATGCTTGTTCTGTCACAGTCACACTACTATGTCCTAATAACCTACTAAGTGTGTAAATATCCCCACCACTCATAAGGAAGCGCTTTGCAAAGTTGTTTCGGAAAACATGCGGGTGAATGTCATTTAGCCCTATCCGCTGGGCATACTTGCGAACATTGGCCTCGAAATTGCTCACCTGTATTCTCTTACCTTTATTCGTGCAAAACAGGAAATCGCTATCACGGTAACGGTCTTTATACTTTATCCACCGTTGAAGCTGTGTTGCCATCTTATCCGAGAAAAACACATAGCGCGCTTTCTTGCCCTTTGTGTTGTCTGCTGGTAGGCTAATGCACCGCTTCACCATGTCTAAATCTGTCACTTCAATCAGTAAGCACTCATTTACTCTCATGCCTGTATCGAGTAGAAGCTGAATAACGATGGAATCGCGGTATTCGCTAAAGCTCGCACTATTCATGCTCTTCAGCAGTCGCTTGAAATCTTCATCCGAAACGAACTCCAATGGCTTTCGTTCTACTTTAACAAAGTCGCCTTTCTTCACAGGTGAACGGAGAATCAGCTCTTCTTCCACGCACCAATTGAAGAAAACTCGCAGGTTCCGCAGATAGTTGTTGATCGTTACGTCCGACACTCGCTTTCCAAAATCAACTCTCCGGTCCGGATAGTTTCCGCTGTTCGGATTCGTAGTAACCGTGTACTTTCCGCGTTCCTTAATGCTCTTTATGTAGTCCTGTATCGCAAGATGGGTGATTTTCTCAGTCAGTAAAATCCCCTGCTCGTCCATATACTGCATGAAGAGCCTAAGTGTCTGTTCGTAGCTGTTGATGGTTTTCGTGCTCAGCCCTTTCAATCCACAGTGCTCAATGAACATTTCAATATCTCTTGCCAACAT